TACTTAATAGTCCCTGATTATTTGTATATCCAATTCCAGCAGTAAATGCACCATCAACGACTCTGTATAGTGTGGTCGGACCGAAAGCATTAATTACAAATCCACCAGTAGAAGTTGTAACGTCAGTAATTGTAAGATTATCATTAACATTGACCGTTCCACCATTAGAATCAAGTGTTAAATTACCAGTGACGGTATCAATTGTATTATCATTTGTAATTCCAATTTGAATATTATCAATCGTAGCTCCGCCGTTCGCATCAATCGCACCAGCAAATGTGGAAATACCGGAAACATTTAGATTGGTTAGATTAGTCTGAGTGCTATTCAGTGTGGCAATCGTACCAACACCAGTATAATTCAGATTTGTACCACTAATATTAGTTACAATTCCACTATTAATATAAGCATTAGTAGAATATAATGTGGCAATACTACCAATACCACTGTTCAGAAGATTATTGGTTAGATTATTAATCGTACCAGTTGAGCTATTCAGAGTGGTGATTGTAGCGATACCACTTGAAAGTCTTGTGTTGGTTAAATCAGTTACGACACCAACATTAATATAACCATTCGATGCATAAAGGTTGGTAATCGTACTGGTGCCAACAACTTCTCTAGTAACATCTAGATTTGTAATTGTACCAACACCAGTATAATTCAGATTTGTACCAGAAATATCGGTTACAATTCCACTATTAATATAAGCATTGGTAGAATATAATGTAGCGATACTACCAATACCACTATTCAGAAGATTATTAGTTAGATTATTAATATTACCAGTCGAACTATTCAGAGTAGTAATTGTAGCGATACCACTCGTAAGTCTGGTGTTTGTAATATCAGTAATTACACCAACATTGATGTTAGCAGTTGGTGAATATAAAGTAGCAATTGATCCAACACCACTGACATTCAGAATGGTGCTGTTTAGATTGTTAATTGTGCCAATACCACTGTTTAGGATATTGACTGTACCTACACCAGTGTTATTAAAGTCGCTGATTACATTATTAATTGTACCAATACCGCTAGTCAGTCTAGTATTGGTAAGATTGGTAATTGTTGAATTAGTGCTGGTAAAGGTTGTAATCGTACCTATACCTGCATTTATATTTCCATTAAAAGTAGTGGCTGTAACTACACCAGTAACTAATACATCCCCAATAACATGCAGAGCAGATGTTGGATTAGTTGTCCCTATACCAGTATTAGTTCTTAGTAGAGCCATCTTTTTCCTTTATATAAGGTTATTTATTCTGCGATATTAACATCAATAATTTACATTGTAACCACTATATATGGTCCAACTTGTACCATCACCATTTCCTTCAAAAACATAACTTTGATTTTGTGACAATGTATAAGTTGCATATTGTGTGGTAGCACTTGCAACCATTCTTGCACCAGTTAATCTAGCGTGATTGCCAACTAATAATTCTAAAACATTTTTTCCACCAATTACACTTGGATTAAATAATGTAATTTCAATAACAATATTGGGAGATCCTACAGTACCAGAAGTTGCCGCCGTTCCCTCATAACGAATTCTTTGATAATCAGTTCCAAAAGCAAATCTAGAAACTCTTTGATATGAGTTATCTGCAGATCCAAAATGAAACTTGGGAACTGGTGGACGAGTTGCTCCTAATGCACCAAGATTTCCATATTCACTCGCCCCAGAACCAAAGGTCAAATAAGTATTCGACCCCATATAGGTTGTAGTATATCCACTTCCAGCAATATAAAATGTAAATGGTAGGTTAATCGTTAAGAAGTTATCATCTACCGAAGCATTTTGAATACCTGTCCAACTTCCAGTAGGAGGATAAGTTCCACCACCTGTCCCATAGATTGGTAATTTAGTACCAGCAACAATACTATAAATTCCTGCAGGTGGAGGAGGAGTTACATCACTTACTCCAGTCAATTCGTCAAAATAATTATAAACTCTCAAATCTTTATTATCTACAATTCTCATAGGAATAGTGCCAGTCAATTCAGAAAATTCACCCTCCTTCATTGTATTGGAATAAAAAATTCCATACTGATCAACACTCACATTTCTACTTGGTGAAGAAAACTCATCAAATAGATTTGCAAAAAGCACACCGTCAGATCTTAATCGTGCTACAGTATTCATCAGATAAAGATAAAGTCAAGAGAATTAAGAGAATTATTATGTTGAATTACAAAACGATTTGCAGCACCTGATGCCTGCACTCCAATATCACCAACTACGTCTAGTTCTTCTCTAGGTGCAGTAATACCAAGTCCAACCGCACCAGAAACATAAGCACCACCAGTAACTTGAAGTCTCTGTGACGCTGTTCCTGTTGTTGTACCAGATCCAATGAATACTGGACCATTGGTAAATGTTGAGATGCCGGAAACTTGTAACTGAGAAAATGATGTGGCAGCAGCAACAATACGATTAATTGTCGCAGCAACACCAGTGATACTTGTAAATGTAGCAGCAACTCCAGTCAGATTTGTAATAATTCCGCTACTTACATTTAAGTTTGCAACTGTTGCAGCAGTTCCAGTTAAATTTACAATTTGACCACTTGTAAAAGTAACAGCAACACCACTTAGGTTAGTAATAATACCACTACTGACATTCAAATTAGTGATAGTTGCACCAGTACCAGAGATACTTGCAATTGTTGCAATACCAGTAATATTTGCATTTCTAATAGTTGCAATGCCAGTAAAGTTTGCATTGCGAGCAGTTAATTCGTCAAATACTAAATCATCAGCAATATAAAGGTCACCACCAACATAAAGGTCTCCACCAGTGGTCGTAATACCACCAGAAGATGCAAGCGTGGTAACGCCTGTAATTTCAGTATCACCAATTACGTATAAACTTCTACTCCCAGCATTAGTCGTCCCAATTCCGACCTTGCCAGTTACTTGAAGTACTGTTTTACTTTCAGTACTTGAGGATACTCCTACATTCAGTTGTGTTTGTCTACCGGAAAGAAACTTTGCCATTTAGAGTATTAGTTAAGAGTTTCTAGGACACTAGCAATAAATTTAATATTGGATGCGTTACTTGCAGAAAGAACTAACACATCATTCGACTCAAGAGTTAATTTACCAGAGAGCAAACTTACACTATCATTACCTTGAACTGCAAAATCTTTTAAGATTTCAGTTGTCACAGCAATACCAGAAGTTGTCCTTTGGTGAGAAAAAGAAATAGTATGAGTTGTATTACTAATATTTGCACATTGTGCAAGCAAAACAACTCCAGTATAACCAACTGGAGCAGTATAAATTCCAACTGGATTTATTGTTGCTACTTTAGTAATTGTTTTAAATACATTTAATGGTAAAGCCATTGATTAATCTCCTCCTAATGCTAGAATGAATGGTGTGAGTGTTGAAAACAAACTCTTAGAATAAAAAATACCTGAAATAGAACCTGTTGTTTGATTGACAACAACACCTTCACCAATTCTAAAGTTTCCTGCTTGGTCCGTACTTGTATAGACTACAAGACCACCATTTCTCATATCAACTTCATTATCTTGAATTGGAACACCACCTTGATTTGGAAGAGCAGAATTGATATCAGTTCCAGAACCAATGTATTCAAAAGAGTGTCCAGAAGCAAGAATTCTACTTTGTTTAAAGAATGGAATTGAAACTCCAGCGCCCACAGCATAGGGGACATTTTCATTTACAGTAATTGTAGTTATCCCTGCAGAAATGGGTGTTGAGCTTAAAATTGCATAATATGTTGGAAGTGTTTCAAGTAAAGCTGATGCATTATTTGCACCAACATCGGGAGGTGAGATTGTAATTGTAGGCAGTGATGTATATCCCCTACCACTTGAAATTAATTCAATATTAACTACACTGCCGTTTCTAATTTCAGCAGCAGCTTGAGCAGTAACTCCCCAGTCTGTAGGAGGTGCTGAAATTGTAATTGTGGGAGTAGTTAAGTATCCACTTCCACCAGATACAATACGAATTTTAGATACAGTATAATATAAATTGTCAAAATAAATTACTTGTCCATCAAATGGACGAATTAGATTTAGTTTAACTGTTCCACCAGAAACATAAGTATGGGGTAAAGTAGAAGTTCCAACATTAGCACTGAAAGTATATGTTGTTGGTGTAGATAATACATCAAAAACATATCCATTATTTCCACTCGGATATGTTACAATTCCAGGTCCAGATGGACAAGAAAAACTAAGACCTGCAATTGTAACTCCCATTCCAACTTCAAATCCGTGCTCATTATCAGTCGTAATCGTCACAATGCCTGTTACATTATTGTAAATTGCATTTGTAACATTAAATGTTGGATTATTAAAAGCTACTGCAAATGTATCTGCATTAACATCACTTGATGTTGAAAGTATTCCAGAGTATTTTCTAGGTCCAACACCATCAGAAACTAGTCCATAATTTCCAAATGATGCATTAGAATTTGTAAGATCGCAAGCACCACCACTTCCACAAAATACTGCGGTGTCTGGGCAGATGGTAAAGAGTGAAACTAACTGTGCATATCCTTCATTTGTAATTGAAACACCAATACCACCTTGATTATATTGAGTATAAGAGTCAAGGACCATTGATTTAGTTGGTCCAATCGAATATCGCCCATCAACTTTCATTCCAATGCTGCTTGGAATAAAGTTAGTGCAATTTTGAATATAAGGAGACTGATTGTTATAAACTGGTTTACTAGGGTTAAATGCAAAAATTGCCCCTGTATTTGCAGTTCCTACAAAAGACATTTCAGCAATATAGTTTCCATTGCTGACGTAAAAAAGATCTCCTTGATTTTGAGGAGTAACGGAAACTTCTCTTAAACTATCACCAACAATACTTACTTGGTTTGGTAGTGCAATTGGATTATTTTCTACATAAGATCCAGCAGCAACTTTAATAACAGTTCCCGTTGTTGCTGCTGTGACTGCTGCTCCGATTGTTCTTTTTGCGTCTCCGAGTTTGAGTCCTGTGTTTGTGTCTTTTCCATCAGGAGTAACATAAAGAATATTTGTAACAGTAGCACCCGCTGCCACCCTAACGACTTCCGATCCAATACCTACTCTATTTCTGACAGCATAGAGTTCAGCATCATTAATATTGTAAGCTAATTCGCCATATTGGAGCACTCCTTGTGCAGGTATTTTACCTGGCACGGCAGAGCGTTTAATTCGAATCGGAGTTGCCATTTATGATATGCGGTATCTACCATAAGGTCAGTATTTACTGCCTTTGATATATTTATTCAAGTTGCATTATTGCGTCTTGGGCGATAAGAAAATAGATTTGTAGGAGGATCTGGTTTCATCCACTCTTCTATTTTATTAAATTTATCTTCACTATAAAAATCTTGCTGGACATACCATAACTTCCAGTGCTCGTGTCCCTTCGATTGATTACAAGAATGGCAGCAGCACACTACATTCTTTGTGAAATCTGCACCCCCTTTACATTGTGGAATGATATGATCAATTGTTAGATTGTCTTCAGATCCACAATAAGCACATTTATTTTCCCAACTGTCCTTTATGTTTTGTCTCCATAATCGTTTCGCATCCCCACTATTTGTCACATATAAATGAAACAAATATTCTTGAGGCGAATGGAGAGGAACCATAAAAACCTTTGCTTTTCTTTTATTTATTTTTTGTTTTTATAACTTTAACTAATTCTTTTAATGTAATGTAAATGTAATGAAGTTGCTCTTTTAATGTAGTTTTATCATTCATACTCTTACAGGTTCTTCTTTTCCTTCTGGTAACCAAATCTGTTGCTGCAATTCCACAAAAGGCAATTCTTCTTGTGCAGCAGGAAGTCCAATCTGTCCTGGAAGTTGTTTATCAATGCTAGAGGAAACGTCAATGACCTGATCCATTATAAACCGATGACGACTATAAGTTCTATTTTGAGAATCAAATGCAACCATCATAATCGCATCATTGATATCAGCACAATGACAAATGACTCTTCCTGTTCTACGTTCTCTTACAATCCAGTATTCATTCATTACTCGGTGCCTTTGAGGGTGTTACTGGATTGCGATTCACATTTTTAATCACAATGAAAGCATCGTTCTGATAACTTGTGGTTCCATAAGGTTTTGACCACTTCGGATTGGCACCTTCTATTTGCTCAATACCACTGAAAGCAACTCCACCAATATGAACTTCTAATTTATCATTCTTATCCCATCCAAGTTTTTCAAGAGCAATTGCCAGTTGCCCCAACATATCACCTGTTGCTTGTATCATTTTGCTTATCTGTAGTAGAAGTATTATACGACTTTTTTGGAGGATTGTAAATACCAGGCCAAGTATCTCTAATAATCTCTGCAAGTTTATATGGTGTTTCTGAACTAATCATCAATATTTCTCAAGTGAATAAATGCCATTTTTCTCTACAATGGCAGAACAAGTATCACACCAATCTCCACAGCACATATAAGTGATTTTACCAAAGTTGCGAATATGCCCGTGATGAATATGCCCACAAATCACACCATCATACTTCTTATCTCTTTGAGCACAATATGAAGCAATATCAGTCTCATATTGATTAATATAATTTTTTCCACGCACCGTATTCTTCAAAGCATAAACCAAAGAGAACCGAAAGAATCTTTCCAACCAAAAACTTAATGGAGTGATAATCTCATAACCTTTATTGAATACCAACTGCTTCCAAGACCCAGAAGAATACTCTGAATACTTGTCACCGTGAACACAAAGAAACTTATTTCCGTTTGAGTCCTTGTGAATATATTCATCTACCATTTTAAAGTTTTTATGCTCAAAATCACAATAGCGACGAATCTGTCCTTCGTGATTTCCAAGAATGTAAATGACTTCTGTGCCTTTCTTTGCAAGGTTGAGAATCTGATGAACACATTCTGTATGCTCTTTCTTCCAACGAGTATTGTATTTTTCCATACAATGAATGTCAATAATATCACCGACCAAAACTAACTTCTTGGTCTTAAGTTCTTTAAGAAACTTCAGAAACTTTTGAGTATTGCAGCGAGGAGTGCCTAGATGCACATCTGATATGAAGACTGTATCATAAGTCATATTCAAGACCTCTTTGGGGTGTAATTCATATCTTCAAGAAGTTCGTCTAGCATTGCTCCATATTCTTTAAATCTTCTGTCTCCTGCAATAAAACATCTTTGTCTCATCCACACAGCATCTGCTAAAAGTTTGATTTGCTCTTCTGAAAGTGAGAGTGTTTTCATTTTTTTAGGAAAAACCATTCTATGTATTATAGCAGAGATATTAAGAATAGGAACACTCCGAAGAGTTGGAATATTATGAGGAGGGTGAGCATTTTATTGGTGCTTTTCAAGATAAGACATTAAATCTTTGAGATAGTCAGATGCATTATTCCAATCACCACCAAATCTTTCTTCTAGATGATTGTAAAGTTGTTCCGCCTTCTCAGGTTCAAGTCCAGTTGATTGAATAAATCCTTCTTTAGTAATCATAGTGTTTTAATGTTTTTTCTGTAAGGTTAATGATTTCAGTTATGGGTAATTCTACCACATAACACTCCGTATATCCACTATCCGTGGTCTCAAAATCAATTTTATAATCTTGGTATTTTTGATGAATAAACTTTTCAAGATGATGCACTTGATGATGTATTCCTTTCCATATTTTGATTACACTATGTAATTTATTTTTAGTGTGATTTGATAACTTATTAAAACTTCTACCCACCTTATAAACCAATTTGCCCTCAAGATAAACAATAACCAAATACAAATAATCCACATCAAAATATCTTTTACTCCAAGGATTTTGATAGTTGTTTCCTTTTAACTTCTCACCATATTTTCTAACTCTCTCATCAGTTTCTTTGGTTAATCCTTTATTCCAAGATACTTGTGCTCCTTTTACTCCCTTATTCCAAGGTTCTTTTCCTATTTGCCATTCAGACCAATTTCTAGAAATACCACAAGATTTGATATGTTTATATACAGTTGGTTTTGGAACATTCAACTGCCTTGATATTTCATATGAAGACAAACCAGACAGATACATTTGTTCCCATACCTTTTTATCTTTATCAGTATATCTTACATTCATTATGGTCTGCTCATAGTTATTATTATTTATAAAAAAAGAGACCTTTGCAGGTCTCTCTATTATATCATATACTTAGTTTTATATCAACCGATTGAAGGTGCAGTTAGAGCAACCGAAGTTGTTTCAACTGATGCCAAATCTAGAGGGAAATTCGTGAACTCCATAAGTTTACTATCCTTATGGCACAGACTATATCATCAACCTTTGTTATTAGGTTGTCGGGCGCTTAATCCTGTTATTAAGAAGACTGAACTTCTCAGGTAGTCGTTGAACCTTTCCTAGATGTATCTAGGACTTGGATGCTGATTGCCCTATTTTTTAGAGGGTTTCCAGCAATTCACCCGATTTACACTTATTAATTACTCAATAAGGCCACCATTTCTAATGGGCATTTCTCTCGTGCATCACCTCCATTCCGAGACCTGCTCGGTTCAATACATCAGCCCAAGTAGGAATTACTCGGTTCTGACTATCAACAATGGACTGGTTGAAATTAAATCCGTTCAGGTTGAATGCCATAGTGCTAACACCAAGGGCAGTAAACCAAATACCAACTACTGGCCAAGCGGCAAGGAAGAAGTGTAGTGAACGGGAGTTATTAAAGGACGCATATTGAAAAATAAGTCGTCCGAAGTAACCGTGAGCCAATTGTCCAAAAGTTTCCTTAAGGGTTGGACTATATCTTCACCTATTAAAGGTGCTGGGCGCTCTTGCCTGTTATTAAGGGAACTGTATCCCTCAGGTAGTCTCTGAACCTTTCCTAGATGTATCTAGGACTTGGATGCTGATTGCCTTATCCATAAAGGACTTAGGTTTCCAGCAGTTCACCCAGTTTAACGTGACCCGCTCTGTCAAGCCACGATGTTGTAGGTCTCTTCTTCTTGACCGAACTTATAACCATAATTCTGTGATTCAGTTTCTGTGGTTTCACGAACGAGTGACGAAGTAACCAAAGAACCGTGCATCGCAGAGAACAGTGAACCACCGAAGACACCAGCAACTCCAAGCATGTGGAAGGGGTGCATCAGGATGTTATGTTCTGCCTGGAACACAAGCATGTAGTTAAAAGTTCCACTGATACCCAAAGGCATAGCGTCAGAGAATGAACCTTGACCGAAAGGATAGACCAGGAATACGGCAGAAGCAGCAGCAACAGGTGCGCTGTAAGCAACACAGATCCAAGGACGCATACCTAGACGGTAAGAAAGTTCCCATTCACGTCCCATATAAGCATAAATGCCGATAAGGAAGTGGAAGACAACTAGTTGGAATGGACCCCCATTATAGCAATCGGGGGACTATATGTTTCCATATAGATTGGACTATATCTTCACCTTATTATCTTTATAAGGCGTCGGGCGCTAATCTGGTATTACTCAACACGCTTGTTGAACCCAGTAGTCTCTGAACCTTCCACAGAAGCGTCTGTGGCTTGGCTGCTGATTGACATATTCTCTAAAATCCAACTACAAGAAATACCACTTGTTAAAAGTCTATTTCCATTAGCAACACTATTGAGATGAGAAGGATAAACTTTTATCCCGTATTTTTCCAGAATAGTAGAACAAACAGTTTTAAGTGTTTTATTTTCTTCTGGATTGTAAATCACATCTCCAAGATATTTACCAATAGTCCGTTCAGTTAGTTTTTCGTAAATGTGAAATACTTTACTGTATTTTCTATTAGTAAGTGTTTCTTGTGTTGCATTTTTTGGATTTTTATAGGCATAGTTGATAAGATTTTTACCAATCTTTTGCCTTACACTTTTAGGTTGTTTAAGGGCAGCAGAACGAAGTTGTCCGCTTTCTTTTGCAACCTTACCACCTTTTTTACCTGCAAGAGAAATAACTTGATGGATTATTTCTTCTTTTTGAGAATAACCTGCAAGTGCTCTCCAAGCAATCTTATCTTCTTCGTTTCCCCAAAGACGCCAGTTACAATAATGAAAAATAGCGTGTTGAGTTGTTGAAACTTCTACAAGATTTTGGGGATCGTTAGAACCACCAAGATATTTTGGAGTAAGGTGATGTTTGTGTTTCATAAAGAACTTAGCTTTCCAGCAGTTCACCCGATTTAAAGTGACCCAATATTATTTATAAAGCCACTCATCAAGACTCGCTGCTTCCCAAATAGGATAGAAGTGAAGTCCGATAGCGTTAGAACTTGGAACTACAGCACCAGAGATGATGTTGTTCCCATACATAAGCGAACCAGCAACTGGTTCACGGATTCCATCAATGTCCACAGGGGGAGCACCGATGAATGCGATGATGAAACAAGTGGTTGCAGCAAGCAACGTTGGAATCATCAGAACACCGAACCACCCCACATAAAGGCGGTTGTTGGTTGAAGTAACCCACTGGCAAAAAGATTCCCAGAGGTTAGTAGAATTGCGTTGAGCAATAGTAGCAGTCATTTTTCGTTAAAGGGTAAGTATAGGTTCAAGGGGATTGAACAGTTACATTATACTCCACAGCACCCTCCGCTGTGGATATGAGAGACGTAATTTACCCTCCCATAGGTCTCGGTTAAACGGGAGCACAAGATTAAGGATTTGTTACTTTCCTTAACGTGTTGTTGTATTTATCATAACATTGTCAGGATTTCCTGTCAATAGGTAATATTACTCATCCGGAAAATTTACAACATGTTTGTTTTTTTTAGTTCTGTATTAAGTTGATCAAGTTTTTCACCAATCATTGATTTTTTCTTTTTTTTCCTACCAAATATCTTTTTTACTATGCCTTTCCTTTTCAGATATAATTTTTTCTGCATTTCATTATCATCATTTACAAAATCTTTGGATGCCAGTTGACTATAAGTAAGAACTCCTGCAGGAGACTTAAACGTTTTTGGATCAGTAAGTTTAATATTTTTTTTAATTGATTTTTGAAGTCTATTAAAAAGTTTTTTGTTTTCTGGAAAATGCGTATCAATGTATAAATCTGATGTTTTAACCAGCAACTCATTTTGAATTTCTTTTTCTTTAAACTGTCTTTCACTTGGAGATAAAGTCGCCAACTTCATAGAAGTTTCAAACTCAAGTAAAAGATATTTTTTAATTGGAGATGGAAGATTTTGTATCTCTTGAATTAATAAATCATATTCACTTACTTCATTTACTTCATTTACTGTTTGATTTGATTGATTTTGTCTCTTAAATTTTTCAAATAAACTTTCTTCTTTAACTGGTTGATTTCTATAATTTGGAGATAATTTTTGTGCTTGACTTGCAGGAATAACAGTTTCAAAGTGAACTATAGGTGCTTCTTTTCCTGGAGTTCCTGGTATAAATCCAAAACCAGATTGGTCAAAAAATGTTTGTATATTTGCACTAACCTCTTGCTTTGCTTTTTCTCCACCTAAAGCATCAGCAACCGCACCAAAAAAATTTACTGTTTGTTTTACAATTTGTTTATTTGCAATATCTTCTGATGGTCCAAAACCATAAGTATCAGGAATACGAATGTTTCCTTTGTTATCAATATATGGTGTTCCTGTAATATTGTTATGTGTTCCTTTTGCTCCGAAATTTCCACCAATATTGGGATTAATAGAAGTTTTTCTTTGTAAATGTTGTCCTAAAGATCCATCTATTTTAGGATCATATCCCTGTAAAAGATACTCTTGAGTTGATGATGAGAGTTTATTTGATAAAGGATTGTTTTGAGTTCCCAAAGAACCAGGAGGAAGAGTATATCTTCCACCAGAATCTTTTGGTCCCCATTGTGTAGATCCTAAAATATTTTTAACATTACTCAATAAATTAATCCCATCTTCTATACCATCAGTAATTCTTGTTATTGGTTTAGTAAAATTAGATAAAGACTTTTCACCTTCCCTTATTTTATTTCCAATTTGAGTAATTGCTTGTTCTGCACCTTTTCCAAAATCAGAAATTGCTTTGCCTACATTTTTTATAAAATCAATACCCGCATTAAAAACAGTAGGGTAATATCGAGGATCACCCAAATTATATCTACCTATAATAACTTGTTGAGGAGGAATTGCAGGAACTCCAGGAATCGCAGGAACCTCTGGAGATCCTGGATCGGTCATTATACGATTAGGTAAAACATTTCCATTTGCATCTGCAGCAAGCCAAAGTGTGTATGCATACAAAGCATAATTTGCTTTTGGAGTCGTTTCATTAGTTAGTCCCGATGGATAATATTGTGATGCTCCTCTACAAGATCCAAGAAGACAATCTAATTGTCCCCAAAGATAAATTGTTTTTACTATTTTACCAGGATAGGGCCAGTTATAATAAGCTTGCTGATAGGCACGACCCAAATCAGTATCAGCATTTGCAAAAGTACCAACTGCAGCGATTCTTGTAAATCCACCAGAACCTAGGTATCCAACTTGATAGGTAGATAACCAACCATCCCCTATTAAATATCCAAGAGGAGTTACACCTTCAGGATACTCACCTTCAATTTGACGTGTCGCCGCTACTTGCTCTCCATTATAAGTTGTATATAAATTTGCAGGTATATTTACTGGAGCATTTGGATCACTACCATCTCCCTGATCTCCCCAAACAAAATCATTCTGATTAGAAAGTCCACCTGTAACATTTTCATAAGTTGGTGGAACTGCTGGAATTGCAGGAATTTCTGGAACCGCAGGAACTCCAGAGTCCATTCCATAATCTAGATATAACCCTGTAGTGGTCATCTTTTCATTCAAAAAATTAATCTTTTGATTAATCTCTTCTGACTTTAGATGATTTAATATTTTTTTATATCTATTCTTTCTCACAGTATGATTATACTTTTAACTTATTTATTATACCCTATACTCCTCTATTTTCTCAAGCACCTTATTTAAATATTTATGTGCAAGTCCTTTTGGGTCTGAAGTATAACCGATATTTTCTTCATATAATTCGTGTTTATACATTAACAAGATTCTTTTCATTTCTTGCAATGTCAGTTGTCCTCTGGGCATATAAGAAAAAACTCTGCCTCTTATTTAGAGACAGAGTATGAGTATATTTGCTTGGTGTCTTTATTTACTCACATAAACTGGTTGAAGTTTTCCGCCACCCCTGCCATCATCGTCAGGTGGTTGAGATATCTTCCACAAAATTAAAACGACCCACAAAACTAAAAGTGTTTGGGGTAAGAAAGACATCTCACCATACTCCAGGAATTACTTGCCCGGTCGTCAGATAAGCACCAACGGCAGCAACGAATCCAATCATCGCAAGTCTTCCATTCAGACGTTCTGCTGCTTCAGTAAAGATTTTGTCCATTGTTTTTTCTCCTTAAAATGTTTCAGAAAGTTGATTAATAGCATGTGCCAGAAGCACAAAGAAAGCAATACTTGTAAGAGTAAAAATAACTTCAGTCATCAGAAGATTCCGAAGAAGAGTTTACCAGTGAGAGCATAAGAAATAGCACCAGCAATAATGCCGACCATTGCCCAGCGTCCATTGATGCGCTCCTTTACTTCTGCGGGGGAATACATTCCATAATTTTCATAATACATTTGCGGTTCTTTCGCAAACATATTTTGCTGACCACGATCATTTGTTGTGACAGTCATTGTTCGTTTTATTACGAATTGTTACACAATTATATAGGAAATCTTAAGACTTGTCAAGGGGTTCGGTCAGGAATTATTGACTTTGCTGGGAGGATGGTTGAGTGATCCTTCCAAGATAAGGATCATAATTCATCAAATCATCAATACTCATATCATGTCCCTGCTTCTCCCAAAATTGAAGAAGACCATCATGACTTGCACGATGAAACACATCAATATGTTCTGGATGAATAGAAGACCCTAATTCAATCCTATAAAGAAAAAGAGGAATTGAAAAAGTATTACCAGAATTATAAATCAAGTCATCAGCAACTGCTCTGGGTTTAACTCCTTGATCCAACTTATACTTATCTCCACGAACATGAAGATTAATAAGTTTTTGGGCATGATGGCGAGTAATCATATAAGCAGCAGTTGAGAAATCATTAATGAATCTCTTGTGAAGTTTTACATGTAAATCTCCTGTGCAGATAATTGCAAGTTGCACAACATCCCAATCATAAGGAACCTTTGCTACAAAATCTGCCCAAGTAAAGTTCCAGAATCGAGCAAGTTGTAAATCCACATCATCTTCCATAATGATTGCATATGGAGAATCAGAAGTTTCATACCAATGTTTAATTGCTTTTAGGTGAGAAGTTGTGCAACCAATCTCCCCAGAAGTCATCGTGTCTGGATATCTACCTTTAATGATATCTCCCAAATCATCATCACGACCATCATAAGCAGAGATACGAGTATAATTCTCAATCTCCCAATACTTAAATTGGTCTTCCATATATTGTTTTCTTTCTGGTTGACCATCCAAATTCAAGTAATAGATTGGTCCAATATTTTTAAGTTTATATGCTGATTTGTTTTTGTCCATCACATTCTCATCCATCTTTCTGGAATTAAATCTTTTGTGTTTTTATCTTTACAGGTTTCCCCAAACCAATTTATAGGTGCAACGACGTGGTTAGAATTGGACAACCAAGCACCCCACCAGGAGAATGAGGAATTAGCAATAATATGATGTTTGCAGAGAGACATCAGACAGAGGTCAACATACTGGTCTCCAGATTCAGAAAGCATAAACCTCTCATCAGAGAAGATTTCCTGCTCCCTGCACCACTCAATATCATCAGAAAAGATAATGACTGGAAGATTCGAATCAAACTGTTGAAGTGCTGTTTGATAATACTCCAAGTCAAGAGCAGTGTGATTTGGATTTTGAAGGTAGTCTGTGCGACGAATATGAAGACTAATTGCTTCTCCGACAGACCCCATCATTTCTTTACAAGGTTCTAGAATCTCATCCTTGAAAGAAAAGTCAATCCGAATTTCATCTTCAATATGTGCAAAGTATTTTTCAGACTGAAAAAATCCAGCAAGAGTAATTTCATCTGGACACATATTGAAAAGCACCTCATCAAAGTGAAAATGCCTTTCTTCTGCTACTGGAGCATGTCCCCTATCAAGAAGTTTAATGTTATGAGGAAGGACATAAGACATCTTAAATGGATAGAAGATTTCAATCTTCAAATCAAACCCATAAGGGTCCTTAACAACTTGATTATGATTTGGAACACAAAAATCGTATCCTCTATTAGAAGCAATACCTCTCAAAGAGGCATACTGAAACATTTGATTTCCTAATCTGCCCAGTCTACCAAGATGATTAAACGCCAGCATTCAATTGTCTCCTTCTTTCTTTAACATAATTTTGGTCTTCATAGTATCTTATTATAGCATCTTTGTCTAGATTTCTCATTGTTTGCCAAAGATTATGATTATCCATAAACTTTGGATTGTGATAATGTGAATTAAAAGTCCGAGCGTGGTCAAAATGATAGACCACATCATTTACTCTTCCTACACTATATCCAAGTGCTTGAAGACGATAATAATATTCGCAGTCTTCAGCACCCCAAGAAATAAAGTTTTCATTCCACATATAAGAGTCAATATAAACTTGACGCTTAATCATTTGACCCCAACCCATTACAGAAGGTTGCAGTTTACAATTTGGTTGCAAAACAGATAGGTTAAATTCAGATGAAATAAAAGCATCAAAAAGAGAAATGGGATAATCAACTGCCCACTGATAAACTCCACAACCATATGGATAGACTGCATCAAATCCTCCTTGAGTAATCATATTATACGCGGTAGTATAACTTGATACTGGATAGACAACATCGACATCGTAATTATAAACTACCTCTGTCTTTGCTGCAAGAAGAAGATCATTCAAAATACGTGTCTTGTAGAAGAATTTGTCTTCAGATTGTTCAAAGATGTGATAAAGATTTGTCGGAATATCTCCAACAATTCTTTCAATAACAGGAAGTGCCTTATCTTGAAAAACAGATTGCCTATCATTCTCCTTGACAATAATAGGAGATTGTGGAAAATGATGTGTGATATAACTGATTGAAGTGATAATGTTTTTCAGTCGGTCTTCACTTTCAATTCGACAAGGCATTAAAAAAGTTAATTTCATATTTCAATCCAACTCTCAGGAATCAAATCACTCATATCATAATGATCATATTGTGAACCAAACCATTTTTTAGGTGCAATTACTTTTTTATCAGAATTATTAATTAACCAGGCACCCCACCAACTAAAAGAACTATTAGCAATAATTGCGTCAGTACAAAGAGTCATAAGACATAAATCAACCCAAGGAATTCTTTGACCATCGGAAAAGGTATCCATTGTCTCAGAGAAAATGAACCTATCAGATTTAAAATAATCTTGTTCTTTACACCAGTCTATTACATCCGAAAGAACAATAACAGGTATATCATCTGGAAAATGACTCAATGCTTCATCATAATACTCCCAAGTTTGAAGTGGATGTGCTTGTTGTAAATTCACATAAGACCAACAAAGTTTAGGATCTCCTCTACGAATATGCATAAAGATTTTTCTATCAGAACCAAGAGAATCAATCATCTCTTTACAAGGTTCGTATATACTATCTTGAAATTGAAAATCTTCTCTAATTATATTTTCAATGTTTTTGAAATATTTTTCAGTTTGAAAATATCCATCTAAATTAATATTATCTGGACAATTATCAAACAAATTTTGATTAAAGTGAAATTCTCTCCAAACTGCCCATTGAGCTTCTGGTAAATATCCAAAATTCTTTTTTTGTACACTACCCATTTTAAATGTTTCAAATAAGCAATAATTATTTTGGTGCCCATACTCATCAATACTATTAATTCCTTGTGGAGGCATGACCCAATCAAAACCTCTATTTGCCGCTATTCCACGCAGAGCAGCATATTGGAACATTTGATTACCTAGTCTACCTGATAGACCAAGTTTATTAAAACTGAGCATTAAATTTTCTCCCAAATAATAGGAATAATATCATTAGTATCTAAGTGTGAATTTGATTCACCAAACCACTTTTTTGGTGCCACTATTGTTTTACTTGGATTATTAATCAACCAAGCACCCCACCAACTCATAGAACTATTAGCAATTATAGCACCAGAACATAAAGACATCAAGCACAAATCCCAATAAGGTAACAAAGATTGTTCATAACTACCATCAATACCCCTAACTTTATTTGGAGATTTGATATTTTCTTCCGAAAGAAAAAATCTATCAGAATTAAACATTTTCTGATTTCTACACCACTCCAAATCATCACTAAATACGAATACCGGTATATTAGAATCAAATTTAGATAAAGCTTCTGTATAATATTGTTCTGATAGTAGGGGATGAAATTGTTGAGATTTTACATAATCACCTCTTCTAATGTGAAGAAAAATTGATTTACCCACATCTTCTATTATCTCTAAACAGGACTCCATTATACTATCTTGAAATTCAAAATCTTTTCTAATAATATCTTCAATATGTTTGAAGTATTTTTCAGATTGAAAATATCCATGAAGATTGATATTATCTGGACATTTATTAAAAAGATCTTTATTGAAATTAGTATCTTCCCAGACAATTGATTCTACTTCTGATAAAAAACCAAAATTCTTATCAGATACAGATATCATTTTAAAGCAATTGAACAATCCATAATCGCAGGTTGATTGAATATTGCTTGGTGGTATAACCCAATCAAAACCTCTATTTGCCGCTATTCCACGCAAAGCAGCATATTGGAACATTTGATTACCAAGTCTACCATTAGATCCCAATTGATTATAAGATATCGCCATACATTTTAGTAAAAATTTTGTTTACACCATCTACAATAGATGTTTTAGGTTGCCACCACTTTTTGATAAAATCGTTAGCCTTATTTTTCATATTCATCTGAACTGTATCTTTTTCAATTGATGGAATAATTTGGACTTTTTTTCCAACCTTTTCAAATTGATTTTGAATAATGTGAGCAAGATCAATTATTTTTGTCGATTGAAAACTTGTTATATGAAGTTCATCATCTGGAGTAAAATCTTTATAATTTAACATTATTGTTTCCAATGCTTCACAACAATCTTCGGCGTATAAAAATTCTCTCTCTTCTTCACCATCAGTAATTAAATCAATTACATCAGAGTTTAAACCTTTACGAATCAAATCTGTAACAACATGAGATTTTTCATAATTATTTTCAACTCCATAAACATTCCAAAATTTAACAACAAAATAACCCAATGATTTGGTATAAAGTTCACCAACATGTTTTAAGACACCATATGGAGAATGCCCCATATTACTCATTTGAGATGATGCAAATATGAAAGGTTTTTCATATTTTTTCAATAAATCAAAAGTATTGACCATTAATCTTGAATTATTATTAATAAAATCAAACGTATGCTGATACTTTTTCAAATACCGAGATCCACCAACATCAAAGGCAAGAAAAAATACAAAATCACTGTCCTTAATAATAGATTCAAGAAGAGGATTTGGAATAATAGTCATATCCTCAAAAATATTATTATCAATATCAAATTTATGAACCGCATATCCTTTATTGGTAAGATACTCAACAAGATGAGATCCTATTTGACCACTAGATCCTAACACCGAAATTTTATTGTTCATTATTTTTTAATAACTATTTGTTTTTCTTGGTGCCATACATAATAAAATTGGTATGACACTTCCTTACTTCATTTTCAACTTCAATATCAAAATCTTTAGATGCATATTCAAGAAAATATTCGGAACTCATATTTCTAGGAGTTATATTATTATATGTTATATAAAATTTATTAGCATTAGAAATAACACCATTATAATATGCTTCCTGCAATTCAAAACTACATTCCGAAAAAGCATAGTTACTGATTAAAAGATCTATGTTATCTACAGAAGAAATTTCATCATAAAACATTTGCATTACTTTTTCATCTAGACTTTGAAAATTACTCAAATATTTTTTAGACAATTCATTTACTTCCGGAAGATCCAGAATCATATAATTTTCAAATCCAATATATGAATGGATAATTCTGCAGAGTCCCCCATAACCTCCACCAATTTCTACAATATTATCAACTTTCTCACCATCAAGAAAATCACTAATATCTAAAACATTTTTAATGTATCTTATAGTAGTTGGAGAAATATCTCCAAATTTTTCAAATTCAAAAGTAACAGGATTTCCAACTTCGTCATTTTTTTTCAAATCAAAAATATCATCACCTGTCAGATGACTAATATTTTTCATTTCCTCAATATAAGATTTTGCATCATCATAACTAACGTGCTCAAGAATTTCATGATATAATTCATTTCTTCTAAAATCTTTAAAAAGAAGATTATCTTCTACAAAAGACTTACATACTTTTAAATAGTTTACTGCATTATTTTCTGGGATGTCCCAATCGTAAATCATTTTTTTAATTTCTCCTAAAACTTTAATTAGATTTAAAATAATTCAAAAATATGAAGTCCTCTAAAACCTCATATTGTTTGCACCTTTCTAAGTTATCTTCAATGGCACTCATCTTATTATAATACATATCGTCAGATATTTCAAATTCTTCACTCAGAAAAATAATTCCATCAGAATTAAAATATTTTGCAATATCAGGAGATCCCATATAAACAGGAATAGTGCCTGTAGCAAAACAATCAAGAATCTTTTCAGTAAAGTAGGAATTATAGAATCCATTCTCAATTACCACTGAGAACATATAGTCACAAAGTCCATCTTCCTTATTATCAATCTCATTAAATCCGCGACCATAAAGATCAACTTGATCTCCAATCATTTCTACCCATTTAACCCTCAATACTTGCCCTTCTGTTAGTTTTTTATTTGAAGCAATCATAGAAATTAACTTAGACTTCTCATAAATCTTAGGTTCTTTAATCCAAAATCCCTGAGCAGGAACCCATTTAAATTTAGAATCTAATACTATAAGATCTTTATCGTGAGTAAAAATTAAATCAAAGGTATTGATATAATCCTTATAATTATTTCGTATATGATTATTGATTTCTGGTTTTATATACTTTGATTCGAGTAACCAGGCATATTTTTTACCTTCTATACCATCGTGAAAAGCATTTAAAATAGTATCATCAACATAAAATGTGTCACCAATAGAATCATCACAAACCCAGTCAATATACTTAGATACTTTACCATGAACAGAGTATCCAGTATGACCTCCTGTGCGGTGAGTAAAAGTATCTCCAACTAAATTGAATTTTTTTTTCATAAATGATATAATATATAAATCTGATGTTGAATTAAAAAAATGCGAGTCATATCCTTTTCATTATACGGCAATAATTCAAAATATACAATAGGTGCTATCAAAAACTCCAAATTAAAAGAAAGTTTTTTTCCAGATTGGGAAATGAGAGTCTATCATAATGACTCTGTACCTAACTATGTATTAGAGCAACTGGAAGCAAATAATGTTGTTTTGGTTAATACTGGAGTAGATCAAGGTTTCTGTAACGCTATGTGGCGTTTTGCTCCAGCATCAGAAAAGGTAGAATGCTTCATTTCAAGAGATTGTGATTCCCGTCTCTCTAAGCGTGATGCTGTAGCAGTAGAAGAATGGTTAGAATCTGGAAAATGTTTTCATATTATTCGTGACCATCCTGGTGGTCACGCTTGGGAAATCAATGCTGGTATGTGGGGAGCAAGAGGATGTTTTGTTGAAAATATTCAAGAAAAAATTGATTATTATATCAAAACCAGTTCTTGGGTAACAGATAGAGCAGTGGATCAAAGATTCTTACAAGAAGTCATTTATCCCAGAGCTCTTGAAAGTTTATTCCTTCACGATGAATACTTTAATTATGAAGGTATCGGTGTCGCTATTAAGAGAGACCGCCAACTAGATAACTTTGCTTTTATTGGAGAACCTTTTGACGAAAATGATAATCAGTTAGAAGATCATAGAGCAATGATTATTCAAAGATATTGAAGACTTTCTGGAAGAATCTTCTGCTTATAGAGTGAAAGATTCTTCTCATATATTGCCTGATCTTCAGAATAAGGTGTTGCTACCTTATCTGCGGGAAGAGAACAAACTTTAATATGTCTGAGGTCTTTTACCTTATATTCAAAAGCCCAAGCACGATACGCCATATCAGCATCAGCATAATAATATCGATAATCTGGATTGTACCTTCCAATCTCTCTGAAAATCTTTTTGCGATAGAGACCATAATTCATCACAATCTCACCACCAGAATCTGCAATATTACACAAACACCAACCTTCCGTATGGTCTCTTCCCTTTAACCAATCTGGGTTTTTTGTATCTTCATAAGTCCCATACTTCCAATTAAAGAGATAAAAGTCGTGATTTGATTGAAGTTCTAGGAATACCTCAGACCACTCATTACACAAAATTACATCATCATTCCATTGACAAATAACTTCATGTGTTGCTGCTTGAATACCTAGATTCATAAAGTGTGGATATGAACTACGACCACCAACTTCAATTAGTTTAATCTGTGGATGATTAAGTTTTTGAATATAATCAATCGTACCATCATTACTTCCACCATCCACGAGCACAAGTTCTAATCTTTCATCAGATAAGACTGTATTTGCAATAAGTGTAGGAAGCATACCTACGCGATTTAAGGTGCCAGTTACAATACTAATCATTATTTTATCTCGATAAAAGGATTAAAACCAGAAGAGTTCATTGACTCATCATATTGCCTTACGTAGTTATGCTGATACAGTTTGGGTTTATCTAACTTGTAGGAGCACATTAGTTCTTTGAAAGATGACTGCATAAAATGAATCTCTTCTGCATTTTCAATCAGAGTAATATAATCAAAAACATTGAATCTCTTATCATTCATAATCACCTTATATTCAGTTTCAATTCGATTCATATCAATTGAAAACCCACGAGAGGCATCATCGTGTACAAAAATATAATTCTCTCCAGTTGGATTCAGAGTATTCAATACTTCTTTCTCTTTTTCTAAATCCCGTTCAAAGTAAAACTCATCAAACCTAACTGAAAAATCCAATCCAGCAAGTTTATAGAATGCTTTATCAAATGGAAGTTCTGGCATCACTCCAGATAAATCACCAAATCCAATCTTCAAGCAATCTAACTTCTGATTTGAAATATAGTAGTCTGCTTGAGGGTCGCTTTCCACACCAAGAACTTGAAACTTTTCTAGGTCACGATACATATACTGCACATTCTTTACATTATGATTATATGCAAATAGGGTAATTGCACCATATTCCTTGTAAAAATGTCTAACCATACCATTATTAATGATATGGTCACCTAATCCCAAATGATGATAGATATATTTCATTAATTTAAATTAAGAATTGTTTGATGATGATTTGCCCCCATAATCAATGCTAGGAGACTGACATTCGAAAAACTATACAAAAAGTGACTACAACTTGAAAGAATAAAAACGCTCGATAATACTTCTTCATTAATTATATCCCTATTGGGTAAATTATGCAATGGAGCATTATCTGAACTAATATGAATTGTATCGTCATATATGACTACATTTCCATATCTTTCTTTGATAGGATTTAGATACTTAATATCATCTGTTGCCAAAAAGATATTTTGTATATCCACCATATCAAAGTATCTGTCAATTTTTTGAATAATATTATCTATACTTGGTTCAGGTATCTCATTTTTCTTATCTGTGCCTCTAATTTGAATACCAAGTGTCTTATTAGTAATTCCCAAATCGGCAAACTTCTTTTCAAATAGTTTTCTTTTATCGTCTTTAATCTTAAGAATACTATCAAACACTTTATTCTTCAATTTTAAATTTTCTACATTAGCAATTGTATGTGCAGTGTAGTCAGAATGATGCAATTGATTCTGAAAAAATCTATCTAACCACCAAGACCCCGCATCATATTCATCATCACCATCCTCATAGACATTATCAAAGAGTTTAAGAGTTTGTGATTCAAAAACAGAGCAGTTTAAGTTTTCATAGACACAATAATGCTCCAATGCAATATCAATAATTGCACATACAATGGAGCAGAATCCTTTGTATGAATAATTGAATCTAGGGTCTTGAAGAGTTATGCAGGCATTCATAGTCCAGTGTCTCTATCTAAATTATAAGCATAAGCAGTTTTAAGACCGCTTGGTTTTTTATCATTAAATAATATCCTTTCACCTATAGGTAAATCATAGATGATATGGTCAAATCTAATATTATTTTCTTTAAGAAACTTTTCAGTAATTTCTTTATACTCCAAAGACCTTGCAGTTAGAATAACAATTTTATCATCCTTTGAAATCTTTGAAAAGAAATCTTTAACACCAGGAAGCAATTCTTCACCAGCATTCTTATAACCATTATGTTTGACTAGTGTCCCATCCATATCAAACAACCAGGTTTTATTTAAATCAGAGTAATTGCTTCCGTCCATAACTCACATCCCTTATAAAATGAATACAAAACCGCATCAATATCTTCCTTTACATAACCAGATAAAGAAAACCAAATACCTGCGTGGAGTAAAAGCATTTCAACTTTGGTCATTCTTGACCTCTGAATAATATATTCACCAAAGTGCTCATAACCATTGGATTCAATATCTAGTTTGATACCATTACTCATATCCACACTAAACTTTTTAGAATTAATTTTATCATAGTTTCCCACTGCAGAATAATAAAGTTTTGCCCAATCATATCTGGGGTCTCCGTAGATTTTATTTCCCCCAAAAGTTCCTCTGGGGTCAATAAACCAAACTTGATTCTTGTCATCGACAAGAGTGTTACTAAAAGTGCAGTCACCGTGAATAACCGTGTAATGAAGATTCTTGAGAAGATTATTTTCCATAATCTCTTCAAAACTTCTCATATCACAAAAAGGATTCCTACAAGACTTACGATTGATTTGAATTACTGGTTTAGAGAAATCCTCTATAATATGTCTAACCTGCATCACTCTCTGATACGGTTTAAACATATAAGTATCAGCACAATCATAATCATTATTTGGAGCACATTCATTAATTGAATGTAATTCTTGAAGTGCATCACAATAATTTTCAATTATCCAATCCTTACCTTGCTTTATATCCCAAGCGTGTTTTCCTTCCACTTTAGACATAATTAAAGGTTCTGTAGAATAAATTTTTGGTATTCTTTGAAAATCATTCTTCACATAGGCATACCATTCTTTTTCTGCCTGATGAACTTTATCATATTTTGCGTCAATACATTTTTTATAGACCTTATCATCTTCAATTTTAACTTCATTGAAAAATCGATGATTGACTGCTTTATTCAATAGTTCCTCATACTTATCTACAGTCCCAACCTCAAAGCAATCGTGATTTGTAAAGGATGATATCTCATAAGGCATATAAGTATCAGATAAAAATCCTCTCACCAATGACTTATCAGTTTTTAAATTTTCAAATCTTTGCTTATTTTTAAAAGCAAAAAATCCCGATACTCCCTTTTCTTGAGAAGGAATGTTTTTAAAGACTCCATTCTCCAGTGACCACCGACAATCAAAATTACCTGCAAGTCCCACAAGCATTTCATTATCAAACTCAAACTCCTGCTCCCGTTCAAAGAACAAATCAGACCAGGTGATAATAAATGGTTCTCCATCAGGAACATTTTGAAGTGCTGATTGAATACCTGCAGCAGTTCCTTCCTCTTCAGTCTGCATAAGAATGTAATTATCAAAATTACTAATCTCACAAATATAATGCAAAAGCATTTTAAAGTGAGTATCGCCAATGATAATGACTGTTTTATCTCTGTATATTTCCAGAGTCTGCTCAATCATTGGTTTGCCATAAACTGGCACCAAACACTTTGGGCGATTCATTGTATATTTGCCCAGACGAGTGCCTTTTCCACCTGCCTGGACAATTACATACTTAATATCTTTATGGGTAATCATACAACTGTCTTTCCAATACTACCACCTGGATGATTTTGCACAAACTGTTTGAGTGTAAGATTTTTTCTTCTTGATATTTCACAAGCAACAGATTGAAGAAAGATTGTGAAGATTGCAATTGAAGAAGTTGGCACAATATTCAAATGATCTGCTTCTTTATCGACGTGCAAGTTAATATCAAGAGATGAATATTTTTGAGATTGATTACCATTATTAGAGTGAATGGATACAATCTTACAGTTTTTATGACTTACGTGATGTAAAAAATTAACCAGTTCATCAGTGTTTCCACTTTTTGATACTGCGATTAAAAGGTCATTCTCATCAATTACCCCCATATCACCGTGAACACTATCAACAGCATCAATAAAAAAACAAGGGACTCCGATTGAAGATATTGTAGATGTTGCTTTAGCAGCAACATGACCGTTCTTACCAATTCCTGTAAGGAGAATTTTTCCCTTACAATTCATAATAAGGTCTATCATCTTCTCTACATTTTCATCCTCAAGATGCTCATAAGAAGTTTGAAGTGATTCAATATGAGATTTATAAAAGTCCCTTACCGACATTCTTTATACCATTGATAAGTTGACTCAATACCTTCACGAAGTCCAATCTTTGGTTGCCATCCAATTGCTTTAATCTTATCTACATTCAAAACTTTGCGAGGAGTGCCATTTGGTTTAGTTGTATCCCAATTAATATCACGACGATATCCAACAACATCAGCAATCATTTCTGCCAGTTGTTTGATTGTTACATCTTCACCAGTTCCAACATTGATATGCTCTGCTTCTTCATATTTTTTCATACAAACATAACACGCTTCTGCAAGGTCATCGACGTGCAGAAACTCCCTCATTGCCGACCCATCTCCCCACAATTTAACTTCATAATGCTCACTATGCTGAAGAGCACCGTGAAACTTGGCAATCAGTGCTGGAAAAACGTGGGATGTCTCTAGATTAAAATTATCATTAGGACCATAAAGATTTGTAGGCATCAACGAAATTGCATTGAAACCATACTGTTGACGATATGCCTGGCACATCATAATTCCAGCAATCTTTGCAATCGCATATGCATCATTCGTTGGTTCCAGAGGACCAGTCATTAGTTGGTCTTCTGTGATTGGTTGAGTTGCAAACTTGGGATAAATGCAGGATGAACCAAGAAACAGAAGTTTCTTCACACCAAAATTATAAGACTGTTGAATGATATTAGTTTGAATTTGAAGATTCTCTGTAAGAAAATCTGCCTTGTAAGTATTGTTTGCCATAATACCACCAACTTTAGCAGCAGCAAGAAAAACATATTCGGGTTCTTCTGAACAGAAGTATCTTTCAGTTCCATCTTGATTTGTAAAATCAACATCATCACGAGTTCCTTTGATGATGTTGGTATATCCTTTACTCTCAAGATTTCTCACGATTGCTGACCCAACCATCCCATTGGCACCAGCAACTAATACTCTAGAATTATTGTCCATAAATGCACATATCCTCAATCAATTGGTCAAATGTAATTTTAGGTTCCCAACCTAGTTTCTCCTTTGCCTTTGAGGCATCACCTAATAAGGTCTCTACTTCAGCAGGTCTAAAATATTTAGGATTGACCTTAATAACTTCTTTTCCGGTAAAAACATCATATCCAATCTCATCCAAACCATCACCCCTCCAGGTAATTTGCATTCCAAAGTAAAGTGCCGCTTTTTCAACAAACTCACGCACAGAGTATTGTTCTCCAGTAGCAATCACATAATCTTCTGGAGTTTCCTGCTGCAACATCAACCACATTGCTTCAACGTAATCTTTAGCGTGACCCCAGTCACGTTTTGCATTTAGATTACCCAACTCAAGAATACTTTGCTGTCCTGTAGAAATTCTTGAAAGAGCACGAGTAATCTTTCTGGTAACAAAAGTTTCGCCCCTGCGCGGAGATTCGTGATTAAAAAGAATACCCGTACAAGCGTACATCCCATACGATTCCCGATAGTTTTTGGTAATCCAGTAGGCATAAAGTTTTGCTACACCATATGGAGAACGAGGATAGAATGGAGTGGTTTCTTTTTGAGGAATTTCCTGAACAAGACCATATAATTCACTTGTTGATGCCTGATAGATTCTTACTTTATCTTCCATACCCAGAAGACGCACTGCTTCCAGAACACGCAGAGTTCCCACAGCATCCACATCAGCAGTGTATTCAGGCATCTCAAAGGATACTTTGACGTGACTCTGAGCACCCAGATTATAAATCTCATCTGGTTGGACCTGTTGTATTACTCTTACAAGATTTGTGGAATCAGTAAGATCACCATAATGCAACTTAATCCTGTTGTAAATATGGTCAATTCTTTGAGTATTAATTTGAGATGCACGACGAATAATACCGTGAACTTCATATCCCCTTTCTAAAAGAAATTCTGCAAGGTAAGAACCGTCTTGACCTGCAATTCCTGAAATTAACGCTTTTTTCATACTTCGCAATTTGTAAAATCTATTTGACCATTTCGAGTTGCCCAGATTGGATACTCTTTACCATAAGTATTCCAAACATTTGCTTGTGCGTGACCAACCGGAATACCGGTCATTCCAGCAGCATTCCAAATTGTTTCATAGGTGTCATCCTCGTGAAAAGTAAAGTCGTGAGATTCTGCCTGCTGTTTCAAAAGCAAAGACAAGATAGATTGGTCGTGCCTATTTTCTATAAAAATGGAATCATTAGATAGACTTGAACGACTATCATCCAAATACTTTCCACCATCCTCAACACAAATATCCATCCATTTCCTAACCAACTCTCTCATCATAAGAGTATTCTTGAGAAAGAAGATACCAGAAATAATTTGCCGTGTCATCAGATATTCATCATTATCTCCAAGTATATGACGATATGTATCCATCTTTGTCCACTGAATTTCTGGCAAGTCTAGTGTAAAGAATACACCTTCAGTCTCTAGACATTCCTGATAATACTGCTGAAGTTTCTCCAATCCATTTTTATTCAACTCACAACCAGAATCAACATAAAGAAGCACTTCATTTTCAGGAATAGTATCAAGTGCTTTTAAAACAAAATAAGGTTTACATGCATAATACCCATAATATCGTCCAGGCATTCCTAAACGAGGTGCCATCATTGGTTTAGCGTATTCTTCCCAGAATGAATTGTTTTCTAAATCAGATTCTCCAAATTCCAGAATAGAATCAAATACTTCAAAATTTTCTGCTTGTTTTCTAATTCTACTTTTACCTATAGAGAAATTCTCATCTCCAAAGTAAGTTAAATGCAACTTCATACACACTAAAGTATTATTTTGTCATTATAGCAAAAAAGGAGAGTTTATGCAACTCTCCCTTTAGTATATAACGGAGTTGCGCTTCTCCAGACTGCTCGCCACTTGCCCTTTGACTGGAGGCAAGAAACCAGGCGGGGTTTCCCCATCCACACCAGTCGGCATATTTAATGTCCAATCCGACGAGGACAAAATGGGTCATTGACTCCACCACCTAGTTTACTGACAAACTAGGAAAGGTTAGTTGAATAAGTTTTGGAACCTCAATTGCGGCATAGAAACCACAAAGAATGAGAATGTCCCAAAACTTATACTTGATTGCGAAAGGAATGACAAAAGCATTACCAACACATTTTACAAGTAGTCCAACTTTGGGATCTCCCCATAAAAGGACAAAGTATCCTGATAGAAGGAGAATGTTTCCAATGTATCTTAATACATCAGTGTTTTTC